AACCTCCGGCTCGATCGAAGACGAAACCCCTCAAGGAAACCTTGCCTCCTTCACGACGGGTTCCGAGTCCGGATCTCAAATCGGATTCTCAAAATCTTTTACCGAACACGGTCACGTCATCGGTCTTTGCCGCGCGCGCGCCGACGTGACCTATCAAAACAGCCTCAACAAAATGTGGTCGCGCCGGACCCGGTGGGATTTCTTCTGGCCCAAATTTCAAGAGCTTGGGGAACAAGCGATCCTCACGAAAGAAATCTACTGCTACGACGAAGAAACCGCCGGCAACGACCTCGTCTGGGGATACCAAGAGCGCTTCGCAGAATACCGCTACCGCCCATCAGAAATCCGTGGAGTCCTTCGCTCCGGCGTCCCACTGTCTCTTGACGTCTGGCACCTAGCCCAAGGATTCTCTGTTGCTCCTGCACTCAATGAGGACTTTCTTGCCTCGTCTACACCGATCGACCGCAACTTGGCGGTCACCGACCAGCCAGCGTTAAAATGTGACTACTGGTTCGACTATAAGCACTCGCGCCCAATGATGTCCTATGGCGTTCCCGCCAGCCTAGGACGCTTCTAATGTGGGGCGCAGTTGCCGCAGCCGTACCCGGTCTAATGTCGCTATTCGGTCAAGAGCGAGCGAACGAGACTAACGTTTCGCTCGCTCGCGAGACCAATCGCTTTAACGCCGCCGAGTCCGCGAAAAACCGCGAATTTCAAGCGACGATGTCAAACACTGCTCACCAGCGCGAGGTTTCTGACCTTAAAGCCGCAAACCTAAACCCTCTTTTATCCGGCACTGGAGGCGCCGGATCCTCCACACCAAGCGGATCTTCCGCCAGCGGGACGACCGCCACTGTGAAAAACTCCCTCGAAGGCGCGATCTCTAGCGCCATTCAAGGGAAACAGCTACACTTGGCTACCGAACGTCAAGAAGGCGACATCGCTCTTACAAAGGCTCAAACCGAAAATGCCAAAGCTGCCGCACAAAAAGCAAAAGTTGACGCCGCTGTCGCCGCTAAAGGGATTCCCGAGGCCGAGATCAAAAACGAAGCCTACGGGGTCATTCGCCCGTACATCAAAATGCTTGGAGGCGGAGCCGCGAGTTCAGCCAAAGACGCCCTTCGGAAAAATTCCGGTCCTGTTTACGAACAAAGAGAAGCCGAACGAAAAGCAGAGCGAGACAAACGAGCCCGCGAGGCTCAAGAGAAAGTGCAAAAATGGATGCGCTCTCAATCCAAAACCTATCACGACGGTGATTCACGATTTCCTTAAGGAGGACCCATGCGATTCCGACGAGAAACTGCTACCAGCCGCCGGGAATTTGTTTCCACAAAACCTTCCCGCACTGACACCTCAAAAGCCGATGAAACTGACATCAATTTCATCGTCAATAAATTCATGAAAACGGGCCAAATGCTCGTCGATTCCAGACGTCACGGCCAAGGATCTTATGCTGACGTCTCCATCCAACCCAAAGATCTGATGGAGTCCTACCATCTGATCCGAACTGCCGAAAACGCCTTCGCTCAACTTCCGGCAAAAACCCGCGAGTTCTTCTTGAACGACCCTGCAAATGTGATCGACTTCCTGTCCGATCCTAACAACCGCGATAAAGCGGTTGAACTTGGGCTCATCCCAAAACCCGAGTCGGTTCCCCAATCTGTGGAACCGGTTACTCCACCTGCTCCCGCAGCTACGAAGTCTTCGACTTCGAAATCTGCTGGTAAAACGACGACGAACTCAAACGACGACGAATAATCCAGCAGACCCTCCTCTCTCTAACCCACCTTCCCCTTCTTATAGGCCCGCACGAGCGGGCCTTCTTCGTGGCAGGATGCCACTACCAACTCTCCTTCCTCAGTGCGAGCCAATGCTACCTGGCGAGCCCCCTCCGGCATGATGCCGGATCTTCCAGCCGAAACGGCGCCTGAGTGCGTCCACGACGGACCCTTGGCACGATGCCAAGTCTTCCAGCCGAAATGGCGCCTGAGTGCGTCCACGACGGACCTTCCCCGAACGAACCGTCCCTGGTTCGATTCTCAAAAATTTTGAAAAAATCCTTGCAACATAACGCCTTTTTCGAAAGAAAAAGGAACCGAACAACCGGGCAGCGATGCCCACAACCGAAAGGACTCTTTCATGATGCTCTTCATCTTTGCGATACGCGATTCAGCCGTAGAAGCATATAACCCACCCTTCTTCGCCCGAGCCCGTGGCGAAGCCGAAAGAATGTTTGACGACCACGTCAACGATCGACGCAGCCCGCTGTCGAAACATCCCGAGTTTTACTCCCTCCACTACCTTGGTCAGTACGATGACAAAACCGGAAAAATGATCCTTCTGGATCATCCCGAATTCCAATGCAAAGCGTTGGACGTCTTTAAAAAAGACGAAAAACCAGGCGGCTACGAAACCCCCTTGTTGTAAGTAGCCGCCCTGACCGGAGCAACCGCGTTAAGCGGACTCCGGTCTACACTTTCTCAAAAAACTAACCGACCATCTCACAAGGGGTGACACCATGAGACGAAAATCTCTTTCACGTTCTCAATCCAAAAAATCCTTCAAAAAAGGAACCGGCGTTCAGAAAATGAACCGCCTCAATCCACGGTCGATGCGCGGTGGAATCCGCCTTTAACCGTGCCATGCACTTCTCCCATAGACGCCAGCTTTAACGAAGCTGGCGAGCTATCCTTTTCCAAACGGAACTGGTCAAAAGAACTTGTACCCTTCCAAGTCCCTTGTCGAAAATGCATCCATTGCCGCCTAAGTACCGCCCGCGAGAAGGCAGTTCGCTGCATTCATCACGCGTCGATCTACGGTGATCGAAACATTTTCCTAACCCTGACCTATGCCGACGAGCATTTAACCTCGCCACGGCTCCAATACGAACACTGGCAGGGCTTTATGAAAGCCCTCCGCAACGACGTCGGCTATCGACCTGAGGACCGCATCTCAGTGATGGTGACAGGAGAATACGGTGACAAAAAAAAACGACCCCACTGGCACGCCATCCTTTTCAACTTCCGTCCAGGAGATGAGAAAAGCCTTCGAACAACAGGCCGTGATGAACAAGTATTCCATTCACCCTGGCTCTTTGACCTCTGGGGAAAAGGAAACATTGAGTATGGCTCAGTCTCAATGGACTCGGCTGGCTATGTCGCGCGATATGCCGCAAAAAAATTGGTCCACGGACGCGACGACGAGCACGACTTCCGCCCCATTCACCACACGAGCTCCAAAATCCCGATCGGAAGACCGTGGATAGAAAAAAACTGGAGACACACCTTCGAAAACGGCTTCGTTGTCGTAAATGGATCCAAGCACGGCATCCCACGATATTACGAGGACTGGCTCAAAAAAAACCGACCGGACGAGTTCTTACGTTACATTAGCGATGTCCGTCCAAAAGCTCAAAAATTGGCTCTACTTGCTCGCGAAAAAGATGATTTAATTTTTCGCAATAACTTGAAAGAGAGCGACCGTCACTGGTCTCCTCTGCCTCAGACCCGAAACGAAGTTAAAGACGAAATTCAGTTCCACAAACATGAAGCCATCCTGAAAGGACTAAAATTATGAATCTTGGAAACCGCTATTCGCAGCATTCCTTCGCCCAGATCCCATCGGTCAATATCCCGCGATCGAAATTCGACCGCAGCTTCGCCGCAAAAGACACGATGGATTTTGACCAATTAACTCCCTTCTTCGTCGATGAAATCCTACCAGGCGACAACATCAGCCTGACGACAAAGACCTTCATGCGTCTTGCAACCCAAGTTGTCCCGTTCATGGACAATGCTTATCTCGACTTCTTCTTCTTCTTCGTTCCCAACCGCCTCGTGTGGAACAACTGGGAACGCTTCAACGGCGCCCAAGACGACCCCGGTGACTCTACCGACTTCCTGGTTCCCCAAGTCCGCACTCCCACGATCGCAAGCTTCGTGGGCTCGATGGCCGATCACTTCGGCATTCCGCCCACGACCACCGGAAAACTTGTCTCTGCCCTTCCATTCCGGTCCGTGAACCTGATCTATAACGACTGGTTCCGAGACCAAAACCAACAAGACTCCCTTCCTGTTTCCAAGGGAGACGGCCCAGATTCATACGCCGACTACCCAATGCTCGTGCCGAATAAAAAGCACGACTACTTCACGAGCGCCCTCCCTTGGCCCCAAAAAGGCACAGCCGTGACTCTCCCTCTCGGAACCTCCGCTCCGATCCTCCGTACAAGCAACCAACCGACTGCTTGGAGAGCCTACAACACAGGCACGAACACACCCGCAGCAGACGGACACGTAACAGTTGCACTTGGATCGGGCTATATTGGAAACACGATCACCAACATCAGCCTCGACCCATCCGGCGGTCTCTACGCAGACTTAACTTCGGCAACTTCGGCATCCATCAACCTGTTCCGCCAGGCGATGATGATGCAATCACTTCTCGAGCTCGATGCGCGAGGCGGGACACGTTATACGGAAATTCTGCGCGCACACTTCGGCGTCGTCTCGCCAGACGCTCGCCTTCAACGTCCCGAATTTCTTTCGAGCGCCACAATCAATCTGATTCAGCACCCAGTGACACAAACCTCCGGCTCGATCGAAGACGAAACCCCTCAAGGAAACCTTGCCTCCTTCACGACGGGTTCCGAGTCCGGATCTCAAATCGGATTCTCAAAATCTTTTACCGAACACGGTCACGTCATC